CGCGTAAGTAATCGAGACATGGAATTCATAGATGGCCAGCGGTATCTTCGTGATGTGATTGTGGGTGGAGTGCATAAGCATATCTTGGGCATCAGTGATGACGTAACTTTCGCTAATGCAAAAGCCGCGGATTATACGCATGCGACACAAGAGATCGATCCGCGTATGCCATGGTATGAGGAAGAGGCATGGCTTCCGGTGTGTCTCCAATTCGATCCTCGCCTTCGCGTGCAGATGCCTAATCCGGTGCCGGAGGATGAAGCGTTCGAACTTCAACGATTCACCGCTGGCTTGAATGCGGGAACGGTGCTTGTGGATGAGTGGCGTGAACAGAATGGCATGGAGCCATTACCGGATGGGCAAGGGCAGATTCTTTATGTACCCGCATCTTCGGTGCCTCAGCCCATCAACGGAGCCAATCCTCCTCGGCCGGGGCCGGTAGCGGGCCAACAGGCCTCCTCATCCCCTCCAGACGGACTTCCCTCTATAGAAGCCAAGGCCTTGCCTACCCCGGTCCCTGGCTCGGCTTCTACAATCAAGCAGCTTAATGCGGCAGATGTGCTGGATATCTTGGCGTCAATTTCAGATGATGTAATGCGAGAGGAACTTAAGCCAATCTACCTGCGTATAATGGGAGCTCGTTTACAGAGTGTGGCTCGTGAATTAGGCATTAGCGTAGTCTTGGATCAACAAGATCCTCGCGTGGTACAGTATCTTAGAACGGTATCGGGCCAGCGTATCACACGAATCAATGAAGCTACACGAAACAAAATTCGTGATGCGCTGGCAGAAGGCGCACAGGCAGGAGAAGGAGTTACTGGGCTTGCAGAGCGTATCGCAGATGTCTTTGAGGCAGCACGTGGTGCGCGAGCCATGACTATTGCGCGCACAGAGACGATTGATGCAAGCAATGCAGTAGCTCGGTGGTCGTATGAGCGCAGCGGTGTAGTAGAAAAGATCGAATGGTTGCTTGCTCCTGATTATGATCCCAACCAAGATGGCGGGGTTTGTGAGGATATCGCGAATGATGGACCTGTGCTTGTAGGGGAAAGTTTCAAGGGGAGCATCCCATGGCCTCCTGCTCATCCAAACTGTCGTTGCACGGTTGCTCCAATTGTGGAAGGCGATGAAGAGAAGGGTATTCGAGCATTTCGCTGGATGGGCGAAGAACGCGAGAAGCACATTACTGCTCTTGGCCGTGAGCATGCCAAATGGGAGCGGATCTTTGTTGCTCGAATGAAACGAATCTTCCAGGCGCAACAGCGAGATACGATTCGTGCTCTAAGGAGTGCGCTATCGTGAGTCACATTCTATCTGATTCGGTAATGGCTGTGTTAGCCAGCGCAGCTACTATTTCTACAGTCTGGGCGGTTATTAGATATCATCAACGGTGGCTAACGGTAGTAGCTTTAGCATGCGCTTGGCAAGCATTTTTCTATGTGTATCTCATACGAGCTCCAGAGTGGTTTGCCCTGGATATGAATACGCGCTTGGCGTTCTTTCGGCCATCACAGGTACTGATGTTCTCTGGTCTGGTGCTTTATGTTTATCGTAGTCAGATCGATGCCTTCATTCAAGCAATGTGCCGGAGGAAAACGTGAATTGGAATACTGGGCGCCGATTCTTGTTGCAGTTACTGGACTTCTTGCAGCCTTTTCTGCGGCAATTAGTTCCTGGAAACAGGCTAGAGCTTTCGAGCGAAAGGCCGAAGTTTCTAATCGTCATGATACTTTTATCATGCTAAAAGAGGAGCTAAAAAGAATACACAAACGGGTACATGAATTAGATGAAGAGAATGATGATTTGCGAAATAAGCTGGAGGAATGTCGTGAGCAACTTGAGCGAGATGATCGTGCGCTGCCTGGCGCACCGGAAAAGAGAATGACACGGAGGTAATCCTATGCTGCCCGCAGCGCTTGTTGTAAAGCTTGTAGAGGAAACAGAGAACGAAATTCGTATTCGCTTGCGTAATCCCGGCGATTTTCAGAGTGATTCGTTCCGACAGGTCCCAATGAAGCGTGACAAGCCGAGAGTGTTTGGCATCATCGGTCGCCTGAAGGGAGAAAGCAAGACAACCTTACAGTCACTACGTTTTCCTAAGGGTGATGGCTGGACAAAATCTACGGCCTCGAAGTGGGCACGTGATCACGATTTCATGAAGAGCCTCGGCATTGGGAATATAAAGGAGTTTCTCAAAGATTGGGATGATGCCGTTGATGATGAGGAGCTGCTTGATACGTTTCAGGCAGAAGGATGGTTGGAGGATCCGGAGAAGTTCAAGGATACAGATGATGAGCTTGCTTTGATGTTGGCTGATTTGAATCAGCCCATTATACGGCGAGAGTGGGTTCCTCCTGTTGAAATTAAGCGCGTAAATGAGGAGACTGGAGAAGTAGATATCATAGCCTCTAGTGATCGCCTTGATCTTGATCGTGAAGTGATGGAGCCAGATGGTATGCAGATTGACATGAAAGGCCGGTTGCCTTTGGTGTCAAGCCATTCATATAACATTCTGAATCAAATTGGTGATATTCCCGAGATCAAGCCACGCGCTAAGCGCATTGATGCTACGGTGCGTTACTTCTTCAACATGGGCAATCCCGTAGCCGATTGGGGTTTTGTATTGGCAAAGATGGGCGTGGCACGTTATTCGATTGGCTTTATGCCTCTTGAGTGGGAAGACGCAAATCTGGATGATGAAAAGGAGTTTCAGGCAGTACGCGAGCGAAAGAAGCCACGCCGTCGTTACACTAAGTGGTCGTTGCTAGAGATCAGCCATGTGGTGATACCAAGTAATATGGATGCTATGCAGCGTCTAATTGTCGCTGGAGTGCTTCAGAAGGAGTTTGCTGAACATTTCAAGACTCGTGATGAAGTTACCAGTCCAGAAGCCATGGGCGTTTTGGAGAAGGCTCTTGAGCTTTGGGCAGAGCTACGCGTTAAACAAACTACCAAAGTCGAGAAGGCGATCGAGCCAGTAGAAGTTGTTGATAACCAAGAAGATAAGCACGAATTAGACGATGATTTGCTTAAGATGTTCGAAGAGGCTGCTCTAAAATTGCCCGAGGCAATCGTAGAGGATAAGAAGCGAGTAACTGAGCCGATCGTCAAGGTATCGCTTGATACTGAAGCGTTTGCGAAAACACTAGAGGATGCCAGGCAAGCAATTCTGAAGGATGTCACATCACTCTTGGAGGGTAAGCAGGCAGAGATCGAAAGCAGAGTAGAGGAGATTACGAAGCAGGTGGTCAAGGAAATCTTCGGTCCCGATTCAGCAGCTCATGCATCTTATAAGGACCTTATCGCCGTTGTATTCGCTGGTGTGCGCGACGTTGTGGACAAGGAGATTGCCGAGGCCAGAGGCAGCGTAGATCCTCATCTGCTTGAAATGAGAAAGTAGATCGAGCGAATTTCGCTCCGTAATCTTGATGTGAAAGGATGAGTGCGATGTTGACGAAGGAAGAACTGCTTGCGGCCGTACGTGCTGAAGCCGAGAAAGTCGGTGAGAAGCAGTCCGTGGAAAGTATCAAGGCCATTCAAGAGTTTATGGCCGAGCGCTTCAAGGTTCCCATTGCCGAGACTGTAGTAAGTCCCGGTCAGCAGTTTGCCATGGATCTTGCAATTCGCGACTTCGTGTCATCGAAGTCAAAGAACTCTGCGCCGGTCGCAATCAAGGGATTGCATGGATATGGCCTTAAGGCTGGCGAGTATTTGCCGCCACGGGCGAAGGCCACGATTGACACTACGTTCTTCCCGTCGGAGCGAACTTATCTGCCTCCGGCAGAGTTCCCTCAGCGTGGATATCGGTTGCGTGATCTGATTCCTGTGGCTGGCTTGGGTACTCCCCAAGTGGAGTATGCCCGAATTACGGGATACACCAACAGCGCAGGTGGTGTGGCAGAAGGAGGCACCAAGCCTCAGTCCGCGATTACCACGTCTGTTATAACCGAGAGTGTCGCAAACATTGCGACATTCATTCCGGTTACACGTCAGGCCATGAATGATGTGCCGCGTTGGCTGCGTACATTAATTCAGGTGCTGCGATACTTCCTGCAGTTGGAGGAAGACCGACAGATCCTGAATGGACTAGGAGCGGCTAGCAATGAGCTGTCTGGCCTGCTCAACGTGACAGGCATTCTTACCCACTCTCAGTCGGCTGTGGCCGGAGATACGGCAATCGATGCTGTGCGTCGCGGAATCACTAAGCTCCAGCTTGCGTTTGGTGATGCCGGCTTTGATGCTACTGGAGTGGTGTTGCATCCCAATGATTGGGAGCAGATGGAGCTGTATAAGAGCCCGGCGGATGAGCGCTACATTCTTATTCCCATGCTTGGCACACCGGCCGATGGGGCTCCTCCGCGAATCTGGAGAATTCCGGTAGTAGTTACTCCCGCCATTACGGAGAATACCGGATTGCTTGCGGCTTTTGACATTGCAGCCACGCTGTGGACTTATGAAGATGTGACCCTCCGGGTGACGGATTCGCATAGCGACTGGTTCATTAAGAACTTGCTGGCGGTACTCGCGGAGTTCCGTGAGCTGTTGGCCACGTACTTCCCGAAGGCACTTCTGGAAATCACCTTCACCTAGAAAATGGGAGAGGGTTGAGAGAGAGAGGAGTGAGGGGGTCGTGCACAACCCCCTCACTCTATACAAAGGGAGGGCGATGAATTGTGAGCGTGGTTAGTTCGATGTTTGGCGTTGGAGCAAGTTCGGGACCATGCCTGATTTGTGGAGCTCCCAACAGCACGTGTGTTGCGGGATCTGATTTGCTAGAACCTCGTCGAATTGATCTTCGCCGAGGTGTACCCGTCAGTCCATGGCGGAGTCGTGAACGGGTGCTAGAAGCAGATCCCAAAACGGGAATTGAGCTGCTGAAATATGCGAGGGGCGTTCCTATTCCTTTGATGGAGGCTGTGCGTCAAGGCATTATAGCTTTGGAGGCATTAACACAAGATCAACGAAATGGGCTAGCACAACATTTGCGAACTCATCCCGATGATCTTGAGACTATGCGTGCGGCCTTGAAGAAAGGCAAAGGAAAAGGACTTAGCGGGCCACCGAAAGATAAGATGGTACGAAGCGGTAATGTAACAAAGAAATGAACTATGGTATAAAACGAAGGAGGAGAAAGATTATGAGGCTTGTATTGTTTGCGGCTAACGTGAAAATTGCAAGGATGCGAGAGCGGCGTCGATGGGACCGTACGTTGCGAAGTCTCGGACATTTCCCAATGAGCGGGGGCGCCGGACTCATTGACGCAGTCGAGGCTGACATTCTCGATCACATTTTCGGAGGTCCGGATTATACGCGGCTTGCAACAGTCTATATCGGATTGTCAAGCACAACACCAACCGATGCGGGAGGAAATATCACCGAGCCCTCGACGGGAGCCTATGGGCGCGTAACCGTCACGAATAACGCGACGAACTTCCCGGCCGCATCGGGCGGTGCGAAGGCCAACGGCACAGCATTCACCTTCGTGCAGGCGACCGCGGACTGGCTGGCTGGCGTGGATCTGACACATCTCTTGATCTTCGATGCGGTCTCGGCGGGCAATCCGGTTGCCTACGGCGCGCTGACAACGCCGAAGCCTGTTCTGAATGGAGATACGGCTTCGATCCCAATCGGCGATCTTGACATTACGCTCGACTGAGGCGGATTCGATTATGGAGAGGCGCGCGATCAAAGAAGAATGGAAACCGCCGGAGGGATCTCCGGTTCAGAACGCCTGCCAAGCGTGTGGTACTGATCTAACGGAGGTTACCCTCGGTGCCCTGCTACCCGGGGGAGGGTTGCTTATTGTTCAGCCGCTCCGGTGCCCCGCGTGCGAGACGGCGCTATTCTATGTAAACCCGCAACAGGTGCAGCCCATTATGCGGGTCGACGGGGATCTTCGAAAGTTCTTGGGGAGGTCGTGATGCACGGCGTGCCACAAATGCGAGAGTGTTTCATCTATCATGATGTCTTCGGGGTCAATTTCTTGACCTTCCGCGCCCTGGACACCGTGCGCTGATGCCGCTAATTACACCGGCCAACGGATTCGGGCGGATCTACCAGCAGGTGGCGAAAGCTGGTGTCACCATCACGTGCGGCACCCAGCATGTGCTGGGGAACTGGGCGACCCTGCTCGATCCGCTCTCCTACGACCTCTTCGGCGTACACCTTCAGGCGTGGGGTGTCTCCTCGAACGGCGCGGACACGCGCATGCTCATGAACATTGGCGTTGCACCGACTGGCGGTGGGAGCGAACAGGTCGTCATCCCCTACCTCGACGTTGGCCATGCCTTCGTGACCGGGATCGGGCGCCAATACTTCTTCCCGCTCTACGTGCCGGCCGGTAAGGCCATGCGTGCGCAGGCCCAGGGGTTCGTCGCGGCCGACACGGTCTTGGTTGTGGCGTCTGCGTATGAACTGCCTCCACATGGCTACGCCGAGGACGCGCCGCAGGAGTGGACACAGTATGGAGCGGACTCTGCGTCGAGTCAAGGTGTGGCCGTAACCTCCGGGGCTGGATCCTACGGGACGGAGGTACAGATTACCGCTAGCACCTCGCGAGATCACCGATGGTTCCACGTGGGTATTGACTGGGGTAGCAACACGACGATCAGCCTGGGGACCTATCGTGTGCGCCTATCGAAGGATACCGGCGGGACCGAAGTGATTGGCATTTGGGACTTCGTGGCCCTGTCGAATAACGAAGACATCAACGGCCCATACCCCTGCTTTCCGTCGTGCTTTCCACTACCTGCAGGGTCTCCGCTCTACATTGATGTTGATGGAGCGGCAGCGGAAGCGATGACTGCGATGGTCTACGCCTACTAGGAGGTCGATCACATGGCAGCGGGCGATGCGGACGGCAGTGCCAGTATCGGTACCAGCGAATATTTTCTCGTGTCGCAGTCTACCTCCAAGACCGACCGGACGGTGGATGTCTTCGCGCAGATTCTCATGGACTTCGGTGCGATGCTGGCCGCAGACGTGTATGAGTACCGCGTGCTGGAGAAGGTCAACGGGAACACGCAGCGGAATGTCATCGGGCCGCTGCGTCTTGTCGGAGTGCAGGCGATCCCAGTCTGGATCCCAGGCGTCTATCTGAAGGATGGTTGGGAGATTGGCGTCAAGAAGATCAGCGGGACCGACCGCACGATTTACTGGAGTATCCGCGCGGTGGCCGTGACGTACCTGACGAGCGGGCTGTAGGACGATGTTCTGGTGGCAGCCGACCCCGATCACCCCCTCCGCGACGATAGCCGCGACGGTGGCGATCAGTTCGGCAATCTCGGCGGCTTCGGCTGTCTCTCGCCCGCTCTCTAGCACAGTTGCTATTGCTTCGACCGCGTCGGGCGCGCTCGCGCGTTCCGCGACGATGGCCGTGACGGTGGCGCTCGCCTCGTCCGTGACTCCCGCCGTTGCGGTTACGCGGTCACTCTCAGCGACGCTCGCCCTCGCTTCGTCGGTCTCTGCGGAGCTGCAGAAGACCAAGGCGTTCGCGGCCGTTGTCCAGATCTCTTCGACTGCCTCCGCGAGCGCGGCGGTCGCTCGCGGCCTCGCCGCTTCCATAGCGGCGTCTTCGATCCTCTCTCCGGCCATCTCCGTGGCGCGCCCGCTCTCGGCGGTGGTTCAGGTCACGTCCTCACTCGCGTCGTCGGCCTCGGTTGCGCGTCCGTTTGCCGCAACGATTCAGATCACGTCGGCAGCTTCAGGAGCCGCTGCGATTGAACGGGGCATGGCCGCGGCGGTCTCGACATCCTCTATCTTGTCCCCGGCAGTCGCGGTCTCTCGCCGACTCGTGGCCGTCATCTCTTCGGCCTCAACCCTTACCGCAAACCTCGCGATCCAGGGGCAGGTGACCTTTGCGGCAACCGTTACCATCGCGTCCTCACTCTCGGGCGCGCTCTCGGCGACGCGGCCGCTGTCTGTTTTGATAGCAACTTCGTCGACGGTTGCTGCTACCGTAGGAATCACTAGAACGTTCTCTGCCACAATCTCTTTGGCATCCACATTACTTCCCACTGCGGTAGTGGCAAGAACATTCTCTTCGACTGTTTCTGTGGCCCTAGTTGTTGTATCTGCTACAAGCATTACCCGTCCTTTGGTTGCGAGCGTTGTAGTAACATCGTCTATTTCTGCTGATCTATCCACTGGAGCGGAAGTTATTACCTTTGCCGCAATCGTCTCAATCGGAACAGCGGTTACTGCATCCGTTGGTGTAGTGCGAAGAATTGTTGTGGCCATTCCAATTTCCTTTGCGCTTACAGCATCTTTGGCTGGTGCAGGACTTATTCCCGCTGTCTGGAGACGTGATGGTAGAGAGACATTTCGTCATTCTGGTAGAGCAAAACTTCTTCGTGCAGGTAGACGATAATGGCACAGCGGGATGTTGTAAACAGTCGCACAACTGGGCGCTTATTAGTTGAGTACAGGATGTATGATAATCCCGAATTGCCTATTCTTGGCAAAATGATATTGCGCGTGGATACACCAGAAGAGCGTGAGCGAATGAATGCATTTCGCGCCCATGTTACTTCGCCACAGCGTGGCCCTACCTTTGAGATTGTATTCTGGCGTCGAAAGCGTGTAGGACCGGAGGGCGTTGCCGTGCTTCTCCATCAGGCTGTCGCAAAGGAGGAGCCAAGTAATGGGTAACATAGTTTTCTTAGCAGAGCCCAAGCAACCTGGCGATATTGCGCACTTTCCAGGTATCGAATTTGCTGATGAGCTAACGCTGCCAGGAGAAACCATGACATTGGATGATGTTATTGTTACTGCTTTACGCGTTAGCGACAGTGAAGATGTCACTGATGAATTATTGGTTACTGGCTCGGTTGTGCTTACAGGAACCTCTGTGAGCTGGCAAGGTCAGGCTGGTATTCACAATGAAGAGTATGATTTCTATATTGTCGTGACTACAAGCGCAGGGCGAGAAGTGACTGCTGTAGTGCGCTTGCCAGTTCGAAGGAGGCCATACTAATGCCTCTCAACGAAGATCTTGCAATCATGAGTGTGGATGAAGTTCTTATGGCGCTTGGTTTCAGTGAAGATAGCACAAATGAAATCGAGCGTCTTGTGGGTGCGGGTAGCCGTGCTATTGAGAGACATTGTCGTGAATTCATCAAGTCACGTGATGTCACTTTGATTCTAAGTGGTCCAAATCATCCCCTGCTTGACTTGGGCGCGAAGGTGTTAGCAATTACTAGCGTGACCATGGATGGCCAGGTGGTGGCAGACTACAAGATTCTGGCTGAGCGTGGCCAGCTTTATCGTGATGGAGGATGGGCTGCATTCAGTCCGCTGAGTGGCTTTTCTGCGGGCATCAATAATGTGGCAGTAGAAGGTACGTTTGGCATGAGTCCAGTACCTGAAGATTACAAAGAAGCGTTGTTGGCCTGGATTCGACATCAATTGGCAAGACGTGGACGGGAGGGTCTGTCTAGCGAGCGATTTCCGGAGTATGCCTATTCCGTATCGGCAGTTACAAGTACTTCAGATGGCGGAACGGGCATTCCAGAAATTGATGCCTTGCCAACCGTGGTTCGCAATCCTGACACGGGAGCTGAGGTTGAAACCTGGACTGTTATGAAAAGCAACATTCCTGTGCTGGCTAGTCAGATTCGTAATCCAGCAGATGTGCCCCTTGGATTACAGGATCAAGTAGATCATCTAGTGTTAATGGAGCCTTGGAATTCTCTTCTCTCAGGCCGGTGGAGTTTGTTTGTGAGCACTCCGGGTCAAGCTGGAGAGCAAGAAATGCGTGTCATTACAGTGCACGATCCCGCAAAGCGTGGCCATCATTATGAGGTTCTGTGTCGGAGGCTTAGTTAATGCGCATTGATATCAAGACTATTGTCAAGAAGCCTTTCAACGATAAGCTCATTGCTCGTACCGTTTCGGAACAGATTTCTTCGATTCTGCAGAAGGGTGCATTTCGAATCGAGGCAGATGCGAAGAAGCGTGCTACGGTGGCTTTCGGTATTATGCGAGCATCAATTCATGTCTTTGGTCCAATCATCCAACAATCACAGATCTATTGGCAAGTGATCGTGGGAGCGGCCTATGCCAAGTTCATTGAATTCGGCACTGGACCCGCAGGGAAGAAAAGTAAGCTATTGCCACAAGCATTGAAAGCCATGAGAGATTTAGGATATCGGCATGGACCAGGAAACTTCTTTCCTCCAGTTGATGCGATTGCAAAGTGGGCAAAGCGAAAGGGAATAGATGAGAGCTTGGTGTGGGTTATTGCGCGATCAATCGGTCGTAAGGGGATTCCGGCGCAACCCTTCTTGTATCCAGCGTTTGTAAAGAACATCCCAAAGATTCTGGCTGACTTCCGCGGACTGAAACAGCGGATCGCGAGTGGGCGATGACTCAAGATATTGTGCGATCGGCAATCTACGTGGCGGTTTCTTCCGATGGTACGATCATGGGGCGTCTTATGCAGGCGCCCTATATCGGTAGATTGCCGGATGGAGCATCTCACACACGTAACAAAGGTTCAATAGTAATGCAAGCTTCATTAGTTCCTGGCATTGGCGCCAGAAATGAAGTGACAGTGACACTTGATGTCTATGCCTTGCAATCTGATGTTGCGGATATGATTGTGCGGGATCTCTGGAGGCTGTTTCATCCATCGGTACCGCGTGATCAGTGGCGTTCATTGACTGTAGAATCGCCACATCGGTCATTCGTTCGTGTGGAGTCTTCAGATGACATACCAGATCCTACCAGTGAACTGGAGCATCGTACAATGCGTTTGCGCGTCCTAATGGCAAGAGGCTCTTCGTGAAGGGGCGTGGCGCCCACGGGTGCCTCGACAAAGATGAAACTGTGTGAGGAGCCAACCAGGAGGAAGGCGGACGCTCGCCGTGGCGGGACCGGCCGAGTATGGATCCCGCGTGAATCCTTGCCCGAGCGATTCGGAGCATGAGAGAAGAGAGGTGAGTTTCTATGCCAGCGCCACCTAGCACTGATAACTATGAAGTTGGCGGGATTACCGCCATTATCGGTGGATTGGATCTGGGCAACGTTGCTGGATTCAATATGGATCCATCGGGCGTGACTGTGCTTCAGCACTTCACCGCGCGATCTGGAGCACGGAAAGTAGATAAGCAGGTTGTCGTGCAGAAGCGCTTCACGATGCGCTTCACGCTCGATGAACACCAGGAAGATCTCTATCGTCTATTCTTCATGGGCGGAGGGACCACGACTAGCGTAACTCCGTTGCTTAATCCGCTGGCCGAGACCAATATCTACATAGTGTTCAAGAATGAGGCCGGGAACATCTGGACCTTCAGTGCTCCTCGCGTGACGGTACGGCCAGCATCTGCAATGGATATGCGAGACTTCTCGGATTGGGTGCCATTCGAACTGGAAGCGGAGATCCTGGAGAATACTGGAACTCCAACCGCTCCATTCGGGACATTCACATTCGTGTAAGATTTCGTCCTCTTCGGAGGACCGTAGGAGGGATAATTGAATGAGCACCAAGTCCTCGGTTCCGGACGAGCGTGCATCGGGGGAGGAGCCGGATCATTCCTCCCTGACTCTCTTCCCTGGTGAAACCGTAGATCTAATCTCGCGTATGCCAATTCATATCAACCCATGGGGCACCAGACAATTGGTACAGGATGTTCCTGTGCTGATTGGGCGTGTGATGGGAAAACTCGCTCCATTGCGTGATCTGATCAAGAGCGGAGATTTGGAATCGGCCGAGATCATTGGCCAGTTCATGAAACAGGCAGCAGGAGAGTTGATTTCGCTGATTGCTTGGACGGCTAAGATGACCGAAGAAGAGTTCTATGATCTGCCGGCTGGCGATTCTATGCGCATTATGCGAGCGGTTATGAGGCAGAACAAGGATTTTTTCGCGCAGCTAGCAGGCCTGTACGGAGACTTAGGCGTAGATCTGGGCAAGAGTTCCTCGAAATTGCGGTCGAGCTCAAAAGGAGCGGATTCACCGTAGAAGAATTGGGAGCACTTCCACCGAGTTCATGGGTGGCGATCTATAATGCCGTGAAGGCAAGCGAGTGGAGGAGAATGGCATTGGCTGTAGCAGTAGCTCATCCCAAAGATCCTAGGCGTCTGGTAATGCAACTGATGCGTGCTGCTTCAGCCGCGAATGCTCCGCAAGACGCCAAGCCAATTTGGGCTGATCCGATACGATTCAGGAAGATGCTAGAGCAAACTCCCTTTGCTGTGAGGGATGCTCATGAAACGGCGAATCCAGGCCAAAGTGAGTCTCAAGAAGAAACGAAAGCAGAATCCTCTGTATCTACGCAAGGGACCGAAGCGGAAGGCACAATAGATGGCAACGGTTGCTGATCTCTTAGTTCGTATTGGAGGCGATGTCTCCGAGCTCCAGCGTGCATTACAGCAAGGACGTGCTGATCTTGGACAATTTGAATCTGCCGAGCTTGGTGCCGCAGTAGCAGCGGGAGCTTTGGGAACCGCCTTAGCGGTGGCGGGAGCTGCGATTGCGGCCTTCTTAGCCTTATCAGTTAAGAGCGCTGCAGATGCGCGGAAAGAATATCAGCTTCTTGAAAATGCCATACGCGGAAGTGGACAAGCTTTTGATATAACGGTGCTGACCGCACAAGCTACTGCAATGCAGACTTTGATAGGCATTAACGATGAAGCTGTTATTTCTATGCAGCGCTTGCTTATTCAATATGGAGCTAATCAAGATCAGGTTACGCAGCTCATACCCCGAATTCTTGATTTTGCAGCTGCGACCGGACGTGATGCTCAGGAATCAACGCTAATCTTTGCTCGTGGTCTTACGGGCATGGATATGGCGTTACGTCGAGTGCTTGGAAAGATGGGTGAGGGGATTAACCTTACTGATAATTTTGCCGGTACAATGGAGCTTTTGGATAAACGTTTCGCTGGAACTGCCGAAACAGCTGGACGTAGTTTGTTTGGATCTCTAGATCGTCTTAAGAATTCAATACAGGATGTCTTAGAAATAGTAGGATCTCCCCTGCTTACTCCTCTTATACGCATAATTACCGTCATGGGAGATGGCGCTATCGCTGTGCGTGACTTGGCGCAAGCATTCCCTCTTGTTGCAGAAGCCGGTACGGTCTTTCTCGCTGTCTTGTCTTTGATGCTTCTTGGCGCGGGAGGCTTATTAGCTTATACACTTGTGATACCGAAGGTTATTGCGTTGCTAGAATCACTCGCTATTGTTGTGGGCGTAGATACGGCAGCATTTACTGCCATGAGCGGAGGAAGTATTGCTGCGGCGGCTGCCCTTAACATTTTTGGCTTAGCGGTGAAAGCATCGTTGATTGGGCTACTTATTACTGGAATTGTCTTAGCTATTGCACATTGGCGTGAATTGGTTGCGGCAATTAATGCGGGTGCTCAGTTTATCGCTACATTATTTGTGGAGGTAGGAAGCGGAATTGGGAAGATCTTGGCCGGAAATTTCAAGGAGGGCGTGGATCAGATTCGTGGATCGCTTCAGAAGGCCGGGAAGGAAGGCGCAAATACATTTCGTGATACTCTAAGCTTGCTTGAAAGTCAAGAAGATAAGACGCAGAAGGCTACCGAAGAATTGCGCCAAAGCGTAGATGAACTAAACAAAGCTTTTGCGAAGACAGCCGCTGCCGCTAAGTTATTCTCATCCCAACAGCAGCTATTTGCTGCTCAACAAGCGCGTACAAAGCTTGCCCAGCCAGGCTTAAATATACAAGATATTACTGCTATAGAAGAGGCTCGACAACGCGCTGTTGCTGAAGCTACGCAAACTGAGCTTCAGATTCGTATTAGTGGAAAACGAGAAGAGATTGCTAATATCAAGAAGCTAGGCAAAGATGGAGATACTGCGCTGCTTAAGGCGCAGCAAGAACTTCTTGATGATGAGAATGCACTTGAGCAAAGTCGCATTGACGTGGCCAAGCAAACGGCCAATGCGATTGTCCAGCAGCAAAAGGTTCTGGCCGAAGAACGAATTCGAATTGCTCAGGCATCAATTCAACAGCAATTGGAGGCAGAGAAAGGAACAATTGAAACAGCTAAGGATGTTGAACAAGCGCGAGCTCAAGTGGCCGAAGAAGGCCGGAATCGTAGACTTGAGATTCTACGGCTTGAGGAAGAAACTCGCGTTGGAATGCTCAAGCGAATGGTGGATATTGAAAGGCAGATAGGCCAGGATCTAATCTCTGCTCGCGAATCGCTGGCAGGTGCTCGGCGGATTTCAGGAGAGGCCGAAGAAGTTCGTGCTGCTGCAAGAAGGGCTGACCTTCTACAGAAGGGCTTCTTAGATGAACGCACCTTTGATGAACAGCAAGCCAATGCGCGTCGGACACGGTTGCTTGCGGAATTGAATGAGAGACAGCGTATTGAAGAACTTAAAGTGCAGATTGCTAGGCAAGGCATCCAAGCCGGAATTGCCATAGCTCAATCTGAAGCACAATCAAGATTGTTGATTTTGAAGCAGGAAGTTGAGGTGAGGAAGGCGAACCTTAAGGCCCAAGCTCAGCTTCGTATTCAAGATTTGGCGGTGGCCGCTAATGTGGCTAGGCTGGAAACGCAAGCCAAGATTGCTGAAATGCAAGCGCAATTGCAAGCGCGAAAGGCAGAACTTATTGCCGAATTGCGAGCGAGAGAGGCAGCTGGCCAGATTACACCAGAGGAAAGACAGGCTCGTG